CAATTTTATTGATAATTTCCCCAGAAGTACCACGGGTATTAGGTTTGTCGATACTGTCAATATTAAAATTCATCACACCCCAATATTGACCAGTACTTACAGCTTCGTCAGAACCAGCTTGACCTAAATACGCATTTTTTGTATAATCTCTACCGCCGCTAGTAATCTTAAAACGATAAGGTAAAGGTGGTAATATGGCATCATCTAAAGTACCATCTAATAATTCAACGCCAGTTTTTAGAACAGGTAAACCTTTAAACCCAAAAGGTAAAGATTCATCTGGGATTTCGTTATTTCTAACATCATCAGACATAATAATACGAATACGTGCTGATTGATTAGGATTTTCACCTTCAGTATAGAGACGTCTTTCATCAGTATTTTCAACGTCGATATTATAGAATGTCTTTTGATCACCAATTAATTTAGCTACATAATTGCTGGAAGTTGGATCTAAACTACAATTAGCATAAGATTCCAAGACAATAGGATTTTCATCAGTGTCATTTAAATCTCTTAATTCAATATTAAAAGTCCCAAACTTATAATTCACATCAGTTGAAGCTCTTAAATTACTGATACTGATTTTATATTTACCTGCAGCATAAGCCCCATCATCAATCGCTTCAAAATGAAATAAATCATATTCTTTATTACCGAAAGGTTGACTAATAAATTTACTGGTTTTAGGACTATTAAAACGACTGTTAAACTTACCATATTTATTAGTGGCTGCAGCATCTTCACCACGTAATAAAGATACTGTATCATCTCCGTCTTTAATTTCACATAAATCCTTATCAATTGGAAAATGTAGATATAATAAATAACCATATTCATCAATTGCGAAAGGATCAGTATTTAAAACTTTTGCAATATAATTATTTTGATTGGCATCCAAAGAAACAGTCACGCTTCTATTTTTAATTGAATTAATGTTACTATTAACAGTAATAGTAAATTCCCCATTCGTAACTAACCCGGTGACAGTTAATTTAACGTCCTTATGTAAAAAAAACATAGCCCTAATTAAATTAGGCGAAGAATTTCCATCGATTGTATCATTTAATGAAAACATACCTGACGCTAATTCTTCATTTGATTTAATTTCATGTTGAGCAGCTAATAATTGTACCCCGCCGAATTCATTGCCGTCATTAACATCACAGACAAAACCTGCTGCAGGTGATGAGCCATTTGCTTCCTTAGCATCAGAACCTAAACCTAAAGTTCTGATAAATTGAATTGAGGCCTCGCCAATGCCTTTGGATGTAAAAAATTCCGACACCGCATGTCCTGCTAATTTATCCCTTTGGATATCCCCAAAAACCTGTTTATAATCGTCCAAGGAATTCAGGATCACAGGCACAAAGGCTGGACCCTTCTCGGCTGGACCGATAATACCGACGGGAGATGAATTGGGCTCTTTTTTTGGTGGTTTACTTTGTATCTCGATTTCTCTCTCGAAAAATCCAGGTGATTTAAATACTTGCTCACTCATTATCTTTCTCCTATTTCTTAACGTGAAAACTATTTTATATTCATAATTATTCAGAGGAAGTCCGGTTTTATCAGAAAGATTAACTATTTACCGATTATTTGTCCATCACTTGGTAATACTTAACATAATATTTTTTGCAGCCTCACCCCTATAAGAAATTTCTCCCTTCACCCGACTCACATTCATAATCCCCATCTGTAAGGCACTCGTATTATTAGGGTCTCGAGTATCATTCTGTGCAATATACCCAGGACGATTCAATAATAAATTAATAGCATTACTACCTGCATCAATCCCTACATTATCCGAAGGGAATGGATCATCCTCAGCTTGTAAATCATCAAAAATATGACTATCTAATTGATTACTAATTGGACCTCCAAATCCATGTAAAGGCAACACAGCATTACTATCTTCAAACACATCAAAAGATATTTGAGGCGCTGAAATAAAGGAACGTAAAGCCGTCTTACCACCCATCATATTTGGTAATATCACATAACCATTGACAGACATAGTTAAAGTCATTTTAACATAACGTTCATTTTCTGTCATATCACTGAAAGATGTTTCAGTATTAACCTGATTACTCACAAATCCAGAAAACCAATAAGGTTTATCAGACTCTAAACGAAACTGTTGACTGACATTAATGGTATAGGATTTAATAATTGTCTCAAAAATACGATTAGCTTCCTGTTGAAAGTTAGTCCAAATTGCAATTTCATAATTAGCACCTACATAATTGATTGGAGGCATCTCAATTACTTCATAGATATTATTAGAATTCAATTGTGGTATCAAACTTAAATTTTTTTTATTTTTATCAACTTCAACTAATCCTTCTTCTTGTCCTAAAGTATTCTTAACGTTTTCTAAATTTTCCTTATTTTTAAGTTGTTGCTCATGTAAATCCTCAGCCGCTATTCTTCGCTTAATCACATGCGGGACCATAGCATTATCAGCTACACCTTTAGGCGGACTCTGCTCTAATGAAGTTCTAGAAATTGCAATTAAAGGTAAAATTAAAGCCCCTGACTTATCTCTTAAAGGTCTTTTCTTGCGTAAAATAGCAAAACGTTCCCCAGTAGCAAAAATCACAGGTATTCTTTTTCTCTCCCCATCTAACTCATAAAACAAAGGTATCTGATCATTAAATAAATTAAAGACAGATTTATCCATATCTTCAATACCACATGAAGGCACTTGCAAACCAGTATAATTGACACCTTCATATCCTGTGGCTACAGCATTAAAATCAATATTATCTCTTGTAAATCTAGTTGTCATGATTAATCTTCTTCTCCATAAAATGATGATTTAACAGTATTTGGATTAATTTTACTAGCCTGAGGTTTAACTTGCTTCACACCTGTAATTGGAGCTTCTAAAATACCATCTTTTTGTAATTGTCTCATATCACCAGTTGGTAAACCGGTTGAAGTTGTAGCAGCTCCACGTTGTTGTTCAAACTCTTTTTGCACTGCATTAGCATCAGTATATAATTCACTAGTAGGACCAAAAAACTTCTTATGAATGAGATTAATACGAGCTTGTTTACCTTGCATCTTATAACCTGCAATTCTTTCAGTCTGACCAAACATAATCTTTTCCACAACAATGGTAGTGGCTTCAAAGAAATAATCTCCATATTGAAAAAAATCACCTTCATGCACTTCTAAATCTTTATCTCTCATGTCTCGAGGGTGTAGAAAGACAGTGACACTTTTCGTTTGTTCATAACCAAAATTAGTCAATTTAACTTCAGCAGGTTGCCATTCCACTAAACAATCAATTTCAATCGGTGGGTCAAAGGCTTTTTCCAAACTTTCTTCATATAAAGCATGTGGATTAGATAAATCTTCTCTCACATGATAATAAAAGATTTTTTGACCAATCACATCTTTAATAATCTCTTTAGTTAAATCTGAAAATAAATCAGCTTCTTTTTCAGTAAAAAACAGTCTAGCCATAATGCTTATCCTATCAAGAACGGCCCATTAGGAATGGGTATCTTCTTTAATAAATTCTGTAATTGATCGGCTTGCGCATTTTGTGTTTCCAGAATTTTAGTCATGGTCATCTTGTCTAACATTTCTTTCAACTGAGTCCGTAATTTCTCCTGATCGTCACGACCACTGGAAATCATATCACTCCCGTTTAATTGCAAATCACCACCAGGAATAGGAATACTGGAAAATTTACTTCTCACCACCCCTAACATTTCTTTCGCAATCGCTAAAGTAAATTCACGAATCCAATGACGGGCGATAGAATTTAAATTATTGTAAGGCAAGTTTCCGTAAGGCACATTACTAATATTGGAGACACCGTTAATCTTCTCATCAGGGATATCAGGATTAACAGGATTTAACGGAAATGCAAATCTGATAAAAAGACTATGCGGATTATCTTGCGTTGGTTTAGGATAGATTCTGATATTACTGCCGTGAATTTCATAACTGTAATTAGAACGACGAATACGATTACTTATATCTAATTGTCCAGCACGTAACACGTCTTCAAAAACCGGTAATACATAAAAAACAGTTTCAGGGGTAAATGACTCAAAAGCGAATTGATTGTTTAAATAATTGATAGAGCTAGTAGTGTCAAAAAAACGATAAGCGGCTTGAGGACTAAAATGCATGACTTCATAAATACGTGGTTTTGTTTTTTGACGACGTAATGGATCATCCATTTCATATTCCTGAAAAATTAAATTACCAGGATTATCTGGATCATCTATAAATTCACCTAAACCTAATTGACTAAATACTAAATACTCTTGATCGTCTTTTTTATACAAAAGTTCTGTCGTTAAATTATAATCCTGTTTACCATGTTCTAATTTAATATATCCAATATAATGATCGACACTACCACCGACCCCAGCTTCAGTCGCATATACCTCAGCTTTACGCATAAAAATATCAAAATTCTCACGTGGCAATTTACCTTCAGCACTATTAGGACCAACAGTTTGAGTAACATCTTGTCCATTAACAGTGATAGTTTTGGTAATGCCACCGACTGGAATGCCTAGTAAATTATGAATATGACTTTCTAACATGTTCTCATTGATAAAACGAGAATATTCTAAAGTCGCTTCTTCAAAGGCAGCCCAGATTTGTTTGTTTGTTAATTCCACGCTGATAATGTCATCCCCTAAGCGTCGTCGGACAAAGGTTAACATCTTATCAGCGTCCATTTGGAAATGCACTTCATGGTCATAAAAACCAAAAGGCGTCGGATTGCTGGTCGTAGTAAAACTGGCCATAAAAAAAAATCCTCTCATCAATATTCTATTATTTCTAATTATGAATATCTTGAGAGGATTTCGGGTTATTCTATCTTATTATAAACTTAAACTAATTGCAACTAATTAAATTGCAGCTGGTTCACCTTTACCGGCATATAATATTGAAACAACAACAGTTGGAGAATTTATAATAGCACTATTATCACCAGCATTATTAACATATACGTATACATTATTACCTACAGAAAAAGCAGAATTTGTTACAGCTGTATTTCCAGAGGTTGCCAATGCGAAATCAATATCAGGGACTGTGATGACGCCTCCTTCAACATCCGCACCTAAAATTTCAGTTCCTTGTGATGCAGCTCCTACTGCAACATTTGATACATTGTGAATTGTAATATTAGCACTTGCAGCCGCTGAAGCAGCTGTTGCAACTGTTGCCGAAACATGCACAATAACGGAATTTGCAGGTAATGATTTTGATAATCTTACTGCGACTTTATCAGCAACACCTTTTGTTAAAGTTACTTCCTCTTGATATAAATGTAAACCAATTTTATCTGCAACTGTTCCTGTTACAAATCCAAAACCGGCACCTGCTTCTTGTACGAGACCTTTACTATCTGAATATACGACCTTTGGCATTTTATTCTCCTAATCCTGATTTTATAATTTGTTTTGCAACTGCTGGATGACTTTGTAATAAAGCAGCAATTAATTTATCTAACTTTTCTTGACATTGATAATCAGCACTTTTTGCTTCTTCCTTCTTTACAGCAGGCGCAGCGACAGCAACTTTCTTATCTTCTTTTTTGACTTCTTCTTTTTTAGCAGCGGGAGCTGCTTCAACTTTTTCGACTTGTTTTTCGTCTGACATTTGACTCTCCTATTTTTTATTGTATACATGATTTCATGCCACGTGTATATTCCGTTTGTCAATTAGCATGAGCTTATTTTTATATATGCGTTTCTTTTCTTTTTTAAACTATTCCGCAGGACTTTCTTCACCACCCGACGCAACTTCTTCTTCAGTCACCTCTTGCGGCTTCAACACATCAATCGCCTCCTGCAAGGCATGAGCCTCCTTCAAAGAAAAGGCCCCACGCTTCTGAGCCAATTGAACCGCTGCTAATAATAAATTGACACTACCGACTTGTTCTGGAGTTAATTCCATTTTTTTATCCTTTTTTTTATTTGTTTTTCAAGATACTTAATATTAAAAAAAAGACTCTAACTATACACAAAAGGATTAAAAATGTCTAAATTTATTCTCCTCTTCTCCCTCCTCCCCTTCCCCCTCTGGC